GTTCTTTGCCAGCCCACCAAGAAACAAATTCATCTCCGGAAGGCTTATTATTAATTACCCAATCCAGGGCCTTTATTACTGCTGATTTGCCACAATCCGAATCACCAATAACAGCATTGACTCCGGGAGAAAATTTAATGGTGGTGTCTTTGTGGGATAGGAAATTTTTTATTTTTACATATTCAATTGGCATTGGTATCTCCGGAAAATGTTTTTATTTTTATTATAAAGCATGATCAAATTTTATTATCCTCTCTCTCCTCTAATTTCTTTATGTATGGGATAGCCTTATCAAGACATTCTCTTTTTGTCTGGGCTTCAAATGTTTCTGAATGTCTTTTATCACCAATCCCAATCCATACTTCTAATTCCCAATAATCCTTGCCGCCCGTAAACCCTTGCCATTCCGTTGTGTGGGAAAGCTCGAAATCAAGCCTTTCTGTATCGGTAATTTCGAGTTCTTTTACTCTATTCCGCCGTAATCCACCGAGGATTTCTACCAAATCTTCGCCAATGATATTAATTTGATAATTAATATTGATTTCATCTATATCACCAATATCCAATACCAAATTATCTTCCGTCCAATTGATAATATGAAGGTTATTAAATATTTCAATAACACGCTTTTCGGCTTGCATGAAAACAATGTTCTTTATTCTTATGGCTATTTGTTTGATAATTTCTTTTCTTTCTTCCTTGGTAATTGATATTTTGTTAACTGTTTTTATTTTATTAAACATTTTCTTCCTCCTTTCCTGAAATTATCCTTTTTTATTATAAAGCATAATCAAATTTTTTTATCTTGTTTCCGGCCTACCTGGGGAGTTTCGTTTTCTATTTTCATCTTTTCATCTTTGATTAATTTGCTAACACCTTTGACTAATTCGTTAATACTGCGCCAATCAATTTTATTTGTATCTATTTCGACAATTTTAGATGTTTTTTTATTTTCTGTTGGCCAATCTGGTCCAATCATATTGCTCCTTTCCTGAAAAAATTTTTAATCCGGTCAATCGCAATTAGTATAGGATTTTGGAATTGTTGTTTAAGAATAGGTAATTTAGATAGTAAAAATTCACCTGGATCGGCATTTACCCGCAATTGGATTCCTTCCAAAAGAGTCAACATAAAAGCTTCTAAATCTGGTCGCAATTCATTATTAGAAATATTTATGGTCACTTCTTTTTCTGATTCTATAGCCTTGATTTTGGCTTCAATAAAATGAAATTCTGCTCTGGCTAATTTCTTTTTTAAAGATAGGATCTTTTTTCTGCGTATAAAATAATTTATAATTTTCATAAAACTCCTTTGTCATGCAATAATGTTAAAAGAGCATCAAATTCAGTGAGATCTTTTTTGGCTTGGATACTTAGGATTGTCCGTTTTGTTTCTTTTAACCGGATTAAATCCATTAATTCTCGCTCCCGTTTTCGAGTATTTCTTTTTATTATTGCTGGCAATTTATTCTCCCTTGAAATATTGCTGGCGTCTCCAATAAGCAATCAATACAGCGGCACATCTATCTGTCTTGATTCCACCCCTCGGCCCTATAAAATGGTGCTTATATTCTGGAAATAATTGACAAGCAGCGGCGAGATGAGCTTTATTGCTATCTCCGGCGAATTGTTTTTTTACGACCATGCCCTTCATCCAGGTTTGTGGCGGTGGGTTGAGGTAAGAAAGACCGGCATATGCAAGAGCCATTTTCCACATGCCGTAATTTTCTCCAAAGGTGAACATAGACGTGACACCTTGTCCCGGCATGGCATGAACCCTTTCAAGAGCGGCAAAGATTTTGAACTTATCATTATTCCACCACAAACAATAATCTTTTATAACATCAGAACAGAATAATTCGTTGCCCGGCCAATCTTTGACATCAAGCACCTCCAGATTTTTATCAATAGCAGCTACGGCTCCGCCTTTGCCCGGATCTATGCCGACGAAGATGGGTTCTTTTTTGGGTTTAAGGGAAAGGTTTGATATTGCCGGATCACCGGTCAATGTCCTTTGTCGTTGTCTTCTCATATGGGTTCCTTTTTATTACTAAGGGGACATATCTTTTCAAAACAATTGCCTTCTGTATGACAAATATTTAATGGATGTTTGCAATATTTCAAAACTGGTTCGTATTCTTTGAAATCAGGATCAATGGTTTCATCTTCTTCCCAAACGGCGGCGAGATATCTGCAATTTTTGCCAAACCAGTTTTTCATAATTAATATTCTTTTTGTAAAACATAATCAATTTCGGGAGGATCAACATCAAAATCCGGGCCGGCATTTTCTGCTTCCGGAGCGGCCAGTGCTTTTTTGAGTTGATTATATGTCTCTATACTTCTTGCCGAAGATCCAATTCCTCGTCCATGCTCACATTTCCAAACAAATAATTCTGCTGCTTGAATTAATAATTGTTTATTCGCCATGATTAATATTTCCTTTTTCTATCAGATAATTTAACCGCTTCCTCAATCTTATTCCAGGTTTCCCCGCATAATTTTTTGATATCTGCTTCGGCATTATCTCTTTCAATTATTTTGACAAGATCCTTTTTATAAAACGTTTCACCGCCAGCCTCGATATTATTAAATCCAATAGGAGTAATACGGGCACCGCCTTTTTTCCACGCTTTGGCAGTACAAAGATAATCTATCATTGAACCAATATCATCTATTCCGTAATCAGGGAAAACATCAAATTTGACATCTCTTAATTTTCCTACCAGTTTATTTTTGGTGATTTCTGCTGTCACGCTATTGCCAATTTTAAGACCATATTTTGGATTTTTTATCTGATTAGTTTTATTTAACCAAACTTGGTGAGAAGAATAAAAGAAAGGAGCATTGCCACCGGAAGTAGTTGTTTGTTTTCCAAATGTAACGCCTATTTTTTGTCGGATTTGTTGGACAATAAAAAGGGCCGAATTTGTTTTTTTAATAGCCCCGTTTATCATCCGTAATGCCTGACCAAGTATTTTTGCTTTTTCTGTATTATATGATCCGGTCAAGGCCTTAATGGCGGCAGTATCTCCTTTAGCCATTAGGATAGATTTCTTGTACTCCTTTTCAAGTTCTTCATCGGTGGTCAAGGAATCCAAAGAATCCAGGACATAAATGAATGGTTTTTTTTCTTGGCACTTGGACAGAATATTTAATCGGAAGTCTTGAATTGTGTTGGAATAAACGGGCTCGTTGTCGTCATCATAGCCTCCGGGGGCGGTTAATCTACCCACAAGACAAGCAAACAAATATTCCATATCAAAGGCAAGGGATTCTTCCCCATCATCATAATAAAATTTGTAATCGTCAAACCTTGAATCAATAGCCATTTCTGCCATAGCCGTCAGCATGAGAATGGTTTTGCCGGAAGACGAAGATCCCGGCATAGTGATAATTTTTCCAAGGCCATATGCGGCAAAGGGATTATCAGAACATGCCAGGTTAAGCATGGTCGACCCGCTGGGAATAAGGGTTTCAGTTGATATTTCTTTTCTGGATGGATTTTTAATCGACTTCTCAATATCTTCGACCATTGCCCGTGTTTTTCTTCTGGGTAATTCTGCTATATCTCTTCGGATTCTTTGTCGTCTATTCATTCTCCGCTCCTCAAAAATTCCCGGAATCGTTGTTCGTCAATTCGCCATTGCCCGCCTACCTTCACCCCAAGGTCATATTTCTGAATCCATGAAGCAATAGTAGGGCGGGAGGGTCGACCAAGGCCAAAGGAGAAAGTGATTCCAATGGCCTTGGTCACGTCAATATATCTTCTGTCTGGGTTGATTTTCATCGTCTGCGTCTTGTCCGAGTAGGTTTTTCTTTCTCTTCTTTTTCTTCGGCAGGCGGAGCAGATCGTCTTGCCCGACGAGAAGGTTTTTCCGGTTCTGCTTTTGGTTCAGGATCGGGCTCCGGAGTTTGTTCTCCGGCATTTATTTTGTCTTGGAGATCAGCGCATTTATTGAAAATATCTTCGTCGCAATTTTCGCATTCAGGTTTCCCGTTGCAATCTACCCCAAAAACATGGCCAGCAGGGCATTTGTTATCATCTGCTTTTTCTTCTTTTGGCGGCCTTCTCCGGGCTGGGGTAGGTTCTTCTGATCCTGTTTCTCCGATATCTCCGGGTTCGTCACCTTCCTCCAAACCAAGAAATGCTTTTGTGAATTCTTCGACTGTGGGAATGACAAGCATTTTATCCAGAGGATATGTATCGTTCAGAATTGCGTCATCATATTTATCACGATCTACAAAAACAACTTCCCCTACTTCTGCAAACGGTTGGGCCTTGGCCCCGCCTTTGCTTATTGTCTTTGCCTTACCTTTAAACTGAAGTGTTTTTCCATCTTCAATATCAGCAAAAAGGCAAATCCCGCCATCATCATTTTCAGCGTCTTCAAGCAAAGTCGCTTCAAAAAGATACCTGGAATAATCCCAAACCTGGATGTCTTTTTCCGGCTCATTATAATCGTAGACATTGTAAATGCATCGCCAGGTTGGTTTCAGGGCATCCGTGATAGTTTCATCTGGATCATCTTTCGCAAATTCTTCGTCCCTCTGGGAGCAGGCCTCGCAAGGAAGGCCAAACATTTGTTTCAGGCAGAGCATATTTTTCTTTTCGGTCCCTACCTGACGATGCATGGCATATTCCAACTTATATTCTTCGTCACCGGGTTCCAGGCCCACTAATTTGCCATTGAATGTCTTCAGCGTCTTGTACCAGTCTTGGGTGATTTCAAAAGGCAAGATATCAATCATATTTTTTTTCTTCCCCATCAAGCATTCGTACATATTGACTTTGCCCTTTTTCCCAGATTTGGAAAGGTCCAGAACATCAATACCGCCATACTTGGAAACATCTCTGTTTTTGACGGTGGATTGGGTTCTTTTTTTGAGTGCTGCTTTTCGTTCTTCCTTTGTTTTTCTCGCCATTTTTTTGCTCTCCTTATACATTGGTATTAATAATTTATTATCTCTTTGAAAATGCCTTGTAAGACGGCCAGCCAGCTATGATTTAGTGTATCTCGACCTGCTCCTTTTGGTTATGAATTGTTTAACTTCTTCTTTGTGGATATTATCAACATTTTCTCTTTTCATATCAGTGCAGGAAATAGCTTTGAATATATCCCATTTTGCTTTTTTGATTGCGCTGACAATATCCCCAGCCTGATTGCAAGCAATTCCGGCAGACTTATCAATGATTTTTCCACATACATAAACAAGGCTGTTGTAATATGTTGTTTTTTTTGGTTCGGGTTGCTTCTCCCGTCGTTCTATTGATTCCATTTCGCCATTCATGCAATTGCCAGCAATACGGATCTTTATCAATTGAAAAAGTATCGTTTATTTTAATCATTTTTACTCCCTTCTTTATTACCAGAATTTAATTATAAAATGAACAATAGAATGGGCTATAACATAAGTAATGCCGCCTACAGTTAATAACCCAAATATGATTATTAATTCCGTTAATGTGAATCCTTTATTATTCATTTTTACTCCCTGCTTCTCCTGCTTCTCTTTTTCCCGGCATCACGGATTTTCTCAGCCGTTTTACCGCTTTTTTTATCGGCGATTCTTTTGCCGGGAGGAATATTTTTTGGTTCTTTGGGACCGGAGAACCAATTGGAAACATGAAGCTGCACAAGCATTTCAAGGGCCTTTTTTTTGTGATCAAGCGAAGACAAAACATTTCCAAAGACATTGAGCCGGTAGGTGGCCTCATCATATGCTTTTTTGAAACCGGGGCCTTTGGAATCTCCTTTTGCCATTTCTTTTTCATCGGCTCCCAATAATGCCAAAATTGTTTCGTTTACCGCGTCATTGGTGGCTTTGACCAAATTAAAAGAAGTAGGGTCAGACCGAATTGCAAGGCTTGTCTGAGCTTTCCACAATTCCAATTTGTCTTTTGATTTGCTTTGATCTTCCGCCGCCTGCCTTTTCATGTCAGAATATTTAAAATACAAGGACGGTTGACGCAACCATTCTTCCTCCAAAAATTCCGGGTCTATCGCGATATCATTTTCATATTCATTCATCTTTTTTCTCCTTTATTACATATGGGTAATTGGATTTATCTATTATTGGCATCTGATCACATTTCCTTTCATATGCTTGCCGATATATTTTCACCTGATTTTCGTAAAAATTAATGCGGGATTCGAATTTATTGATTTTTTGGATTAATCCAATAGACAAGATGATCATAATTATTATCAAGCCCCACATTATTATTTTTTCTTTCATCCTTCGATTACTTCCAGGCAAGCAAACGCCAATCCCGCTGTCCCGTTATAAAAATTTGGTTCTCGAAAGCATTCATACATAAGAGCAAAATGAGGATCAGGGGTTTCAGAATTTAAAATACAGCTTCTGGAATACCCAATAATTGCTTGCCGGATTCCTTCAGGGTCTTTTTTTAATCCTTTCAATATTGCCGCAACTAATTCCCATGGTTTCCTGGTTGCCAATGCCCGGCATAAGTCAATCACTTCCGGGTCTTCGGATATAGACAGGTTTTTAATCGCGTCCTCTATTTCGTCGGGACTTAAATCAATCACCTGATCCAATATTACCAAGGCTTGCCGAGGGCATCCATCAGATATATCGGCTATTTTGGCAACTGCTTTGCTCGGGATATCCTCAATACCTTCCGAAGTTAAAACATCGTTTATAAGCTCTTCCAGTTGATCCGATGATAATTTTTCAACCTGGAATATGGAACATCTGTTTTTGATAGTAGGCAAAAGTTTCTGCGGATCAGTGGTACAAAGAATAAAATAAACATGCTTCGGGGTATCTTCCAACGCCTTAAGAATTGCGTTCATGTAATCCTTAGTTGCGGCATGGATTTCATCGAGTAAATAAACCCTTGATTGGCCAGATGGTAAAAAATTCATTGTATCAATAATAGATCTTGCGGCATCAATACCTCTGGTATTACTGGCGTTCATCTCAATAAAATCTTCTTCATTACAGCCAA